AACCCAATCACCTTCTTTACACCAAGGACCGTCAGGAAATCTAGTTTTATCTTTGTAAGAAGATTTACCTAACTTTAAAACTTTACATACATTTGTCATAATTTGTGACTGTTCTACAGTATCATCGGTAAGATGTATTCCTGCTGATGTTTTGCTCTCAAGTTTAAGTGGAAATAAAACAATTCTAAAACCACAGGGTTGTGGAATTTTTTCTAATTCTTTTTTTACCTTAACGGGAGTTTTTGTATCCCACACATGTTTAGGCACAATAAGTTTATTACTCATCTTCTAGCTCCGTTTTCTTTAGCAGGTCCGTGAGTTCCTGTACTTCTTGTTGTAAGGCATGTAACTTGCCTGTTAAATACCTATATTCCTCCCAATCTTTTACACCTTGTAATATAGCTTCTTTTACTTGGTCTTGTCTACTGATTAATTGTTTTTTGTAATATGTAAAAAAATTTTCTAAGCGCATGTTCCCATTATTTTTGCTAAACTTTGACAACGATTTGGAGTTTGAGCATTCCATTTCGAGTCGAGCATCTCTACGTTTGCACGCTGATAATCACGTTCTTCCAAAGCAGAAATCATATTTTTAAAATTTCTTACGCCTTGTGTACCCATTTGAAAAACCATTTCAGTTATTACGTTTTTTGCTTCAATATGTAATTCTTTAATATGACCAACTAATTGATCAGCACCCATTTGAGCTTTTTCCAAATCTTTTTCAAATAATTTTAATAATTGATCTTTTGGATATCGCCTTCCTTCTTTAAATTCATCTTTGTCCGTTATTCGATGGCCATGGCCAATTGTGGCAAAACCAAGATGGTCAAAATATGGGGTATCCGAATACCCTTCATGAAGTATAATTCTTTTTTTTAAAACTTCTGACATTAGACGTAAATCTTTGTTCGTGGTCTTTTACTTGCTAGCATTCTTCCAAATCCTCTCGGCTTCACAATTACTACTCCACCATTTTTATATTTATTTGCCCACCTCTTAGCTATTTCTGGTTTATTTGCAAATAAAAACTTTTTCTGCTTTTCAGACTTGAAAGGCATTATTTATTCTTCGTTTTCGGCTTCTTCAATAATTTCTTCAATCTTTCCAACTATCGCTTCTTCTTTTGCGTGAAGAGCAGCAAGTTTATCTAGTTCTTTTTGAACTTTTTGAAGTGGTGTTAATTTTGGCATTATTTCTCCTTATTTAAAACTTTTAAGAGTTTTCGCCAATCGAGCTCTCTGTCCAAGCTTACCGCCTTTTTTAGCAGCGGTGTTTAATTTTTTTGCAGGAATTTTCTGTCCTTTTTTTATATCCATTGAAGCACGTAATGCTCCTGGTTTTTTAATGGCTTTTTGAATCCATTTTCCATCTTGAGCTTTAATAACAGATCCTTCCCGTGAACCTTTTGCTTTAGGTCCTTTAATAGTAGATCCTTCTCTAGAACCTGGTGCTTGTGCACCTCGAATAACAGAAGTTTGGGCAGAACTTTTTACCATTCCACCTTTCTTTCGTGTTTCAAGAACTTGTGTTCCCACATTTCTTTTCGTTTGCATTGCTCCACCTGTTAAAGTTTTACCTTTTAAGCCTTGTCCCGTTGGATCACCAATAGGTTTTCTTGCAATATTTCTTCCCAAGTTTGCCGCATTAGCAATACGTTGTCTAACACCCATTCCTGGTCCTTTAGGAATTGCCATTATTTCGCTATCCCCATTCCACGTTTAGCAATCCCGCCACCTCTGCGTCTAATGACTCCGCCAGAAGCTCTATTTTTTAAATCAGGACTATCGGTTTTTGGACGACCAGAATAACGTTTTCTAATCTCTTTTAGGGTAGGCTGCTTTATTTTATATTCACCATCACTTAACTTCGCTGGAAGATCACCTGAAAGAAAAATTCTTTTTAATGCTGCTAATGACTCTGCCATAAGATCTTTTTTACTCACTTCGGGATGACGATTGGCTATTTTTCTCGCTATATCTTCTTTTGTTTGTGGAACATTAGAACCACCAGCTTTTCCAATAGATCTTTCGGTCATTTTGCAATGCCCATTCCACGTTTTGCAACTCCGCCTCCGCGACGTCTAATTGATCCGCCTTTAGCTTTAGCGATACCCATTCCACGTTTAGCGATTCCTCCGCCTCTCATAGGTCGATTAGGATTATAACCAACTACGCTTTGCACAGTGGGATCGGGTGACCAACCTCTTGGGTTCATTCCACCGCCCATGCTTCCGCCATATTGTTTTTTTAATCCCCCAACAATTCTTTTTTTCTCTGCTTTAAGATTTTTTTTACCTGTTTTAGTATATGCTTTTTCTGCATCAACTCGACCAAGCTCTTCGAGTCTATTCATTCTGCTAGTATTGGCCATAACTCTCTCCTATTTTGTTAAGCCCTTGGTTTTTTCAAAACTGCGGAGGCCAGCAACACCAAGCATCGAAGTGACAATGGCTAGTAAGGGCCCAGTTTGAATTTCAGGGGCTATTAAATTTAATCCTGAGAATTTAGCATACCATTCCATCGTTGGCGAGAGAATAAATTCAAACATTAAAGCAAACGCTCCTGTCCATCCGATTGCAGGCCGCCAGCCACTCACAAAAATGGAGCGGTGGCCAGCCTCTTTTACATTCACATCCAATTGCTTTTCAGCAAGCTTTTGCTGGATGCGTTGCATTAAAATCTTTTTATCTAATTTCTCTTCTTCTGAAGTATGTAAATCATCAACGACTTTTGCAATTGTTTTTAAGGCACCGTCTTTACCGCCACCTAATAAGCCGCCGAGAAGCTGAAGCACTATGCACCGCCACCTGTTATTTTATAAACAATAAATAAAACTACGATAGCTACAATGCCAGCTTTGATCCAATCTTTCATGGACCAATCAGACCACTCTTTCAAGTGGGACCATAGATCTTTTAAAAGTTTCATAGAAACCTCCTTTTTTTAAGATCGTCAATCTACCTTATGTTCATAACTTTTGCAATCAGTATGCATTAAAACTAAAATACGCCTTTAAAAGGAACTTTTTTAATTTGTTCCTTGCTACGTTGACCTTTTGGTCCACTACCTAAATTATCTATCTTTACAGGTCCTTCAACTCTCATAGCTGCTGTAGAAGGAGCATACGTTTTGTTGACAGTTGGCCCTGCATAAGGATTTAGATCATTGGAGACGGTCATTTTAGCGTTAGGATATTTGGATCCGTTTATATATTTTGCTTTAGGTGATGTTACCATTTTTTCTCCTTAATGTATTGTTGGTTTGATTAAATCAATAAAATCAAACGTGTTTGCTTCCATGATATGATGTGCTTCGGGTGCATTTAAACTATTAAAATATAATAAACGCGCAACAGCCATCATAGCACCTGCTAAAAGTATACTATCTTGGTCACTTTTGGAAGTTTTTTCTGCTATGATCCTTAGCTTGTCGTAATATCCCTGTAATTTTATTTCGCCTTCTGTCATAGTCATAATATTAGACTGATTTTGCACTTTTACAACCCCGAGATTAGTTATCATAACGGATATTTTTATTGACATCTACTGTTCGAGGTCTTTTTTTACTTTTTTCTATTTCTTTTTGTTTTGTTAAATTTACATTTGCACGTAATTGAGCAATATCTTCCTGAGAATCAATCCTATCTTGTGCAATTTTTGCATCTTGTCGTAATTTTTCCTCATCAATACCAATTTTTGCTTCATCATTCATAGTTTTTCGCTCTATATCTTCTGAACGAAGATTAATTTCTTGTTGTTTAAGGTCAACAAGAGGATCTTGATTTAATGCTTGCATCATTTCTAGTTCTTCACCAACCATTTCTTCAGTCATGATAGCAATTTTCTCTGCAACTTGCTGTTCTATCATTTCTTGGAACTGTAATTGTAACTGTTCTGGTAATTGACCGCCATATTGTGCCGTAACTTGTTCTATTTCCGCTTTATTATCGTCTTCTACTTCTTCTCTTGCTTGAATACTAACATGATCCATAATATGACCTTGTAAAATTGCCATTACTGGAGGAGTATTTTTTACTAAAATAGAAGTCATAAAGGCTCTATGTGCATCAATATGACCAACTTGATTTTGCCCTCTAAATGCGGTTAATGGTGAACCTTTTAAGGCTGCTGCATTTTCTAATCCAGGATCCATTGGTTGTGGTTGGGGAGGAATAGGCAAAATAACATCAATATCTTTAACACCTAAAGCTTGATACATTCTTCTATAAGCTTCATACATATTATGAGCTCCTGGATCAGCCTGTGCTAATTGTAATTGAGTTTGTGCTAATGTCACCCGTTGTGACATAGAAAAAATATTAGGATCAGAAATAGGAACAATATCTATATCATCACTAAAGTCTGTTTGCTTTAAACTTGGGACAGCATCCGTTCCAACCTCATATGGATACCTCGGAGAAAGAGATTCAGCAAATATTTTTGCCAATAATTTGAATTCTATTTTTTGTGCATAATGTAAACGTTTATGAATAGCAGACATAATGCGTGAACCACGTTCTAATAATGCCATGGTTGTTCCAACAGGAGCTCCTGCTTGTGCCGCTTCACCAACTTTTTGATCAGCAATCGCCGCAAAACGTGAGCCTGCTTCTACACAAAAACCTAATAACTGAAATAATGTTTGACTTGGTTCTTTGTAAGGAAGAGGAACTAACCCTTCACGCAAATTTCCGCCAGGTGCATCTACATCTCTGAATTCTCCTGGTTGGAGGGGAGTATCGTCGTCTTTAACTCGCAATCCGCGAGCCTTGAAACCCGCAGGGAGATTGGACAATGT